CCAGTGGACCGGGACTCGTACCTGGCCCTGGATCACGCGGGCCAGCCCCCCAAGGAATTATCGGCGGAACAGGAAATGGACCTCCCGGAGCACCTGCGCCGCAAGCACCCCGGCAGTCGGGGCTGATCCTGCCGCCAGGTTATGCCTGCGGCGGCATGATCGACAAAGCATTGGCCGCGACACGGCCCCGGTAACCTGATACGGTGATTTAGCTAGAAGGATGACGCCGATGTGTTTCTCGCTCGCCTGGCTTGAGAATTTGCTCATTTGGGTTGTCATCGTCGGCGCCCTGATCGCCATCCTCCAGCTTTTCGTGCCTTGGGTGCTGGCCCAAGTCGGGGATCTGGGCGGCGCCGTCGGCGTCATCCTGCAAATCGTCAAAATTATCGTCTGGGCGGTGATCGTGATCTTCGTGATCTATGTTGTGTTCGATCTGATTCAGTGCCTGATTGGCTCCGGTGGCTTGAAGCTACCCAAGTCATAACCCCACGGCTCCGGTAAGCCGTAAACCGAGAGGACCATATCGATGTCCGAACAAGCCAAAACATACCGCGCCGCGATGCGGGCTAAGGCCGAGCGTTTGGGGACGGCCACGTCCGCAGGCAAAGTCGATTGCAGCGATTTCGGCCCTGTCGAGCAGGATCCAATTCACGCCGATAAGCAGGAGGGCCTGCGACCCGTCTCCAGGCGAGCGTATAAGAGCGGCGGCGCCGTCATGGGCGCGGCGGCTTTCAAGCATGGCGGGCGCGTTGCGCGCAAGGGCGGGGGCGCGGCCAACGCCAGTTCCATGTTCGGCAACGCCATCTACAATAGCGACGTCAAGGAAGCCAACGAGAAGCGCGACGGCTACGTCAAGCGTGAAGGCGGCATGAAGAAAGGCGGCAGGACCGGCAGATTTGGCGGCGGCGGCAATGGCCCGATTGGCGGCCAGACTGCTGTCAACAATCAGGCGGCTGCGAACGCCATGCAGGCCATCGACGCCAACAATAGAGTCGGCGGCAACGTGCCGACCAACGCCTTGGGCGTTTCGGCGGGCAGTGGCAGCGGCCATATGTTCGGCATGGCGAAGGGCGGTCACCCGCACAAGGCCGAAGACGAGAAATGCGCCAAGAAGCTGGTCGCACACCACAAGGCCGACGGCGGACCGATCCCGTCGCCGGCGGACGCCGGTCCGCCTCCCGGCCCGCCCGAAGCTTCACCTTCCGGAACGGACCAGGATTCGGGCAAGCTGGATGCGCTGATCAGCGCGCTGGAGCACCAGCATAAAAAGTCGAAGAAGCACAAGGCGCCGCCGATGCCGCCTCCGGGTGCTGATGATGAGGCCGGCCCGCCCCCCGATGAGCAGGCCGGCCCGCCTCCAGGCCTCGGCGCCAAGCGCGGCGGCAAGGCCCGCAAGGAAGGCGGCGGCGTCTACGCCCCCAACATCAAGCTCGGCCCGCGCGACGGTTACGCCAAGGGCGGCAAGACCAAGGGCAGGACGAACATCAATATTGTCATTGGGCAACCTGGCGGCGCCTCTCCTCCCGATGCTGGCGGACCTCCTCCCCTGGCCGGGCCGCCGCCGGGGCCGGGGGCGGTTCCTGTGCCGCCTCCCGCGCCCCCGCCCCCGCCGATGGCTGGACCTCCAGGCATGCAGGGACCGCCGGGCGCGCCCCCGCCGATGCCGATGCCGCCTCCGGGCGGGCCGATGGGCCGCAAGCATGGCGGTCGAGCCTATCCGATTGACGATGGATCGGGCGGCGGCAAAGGCCGTCTGCAGAAGATCAGGTCTTATGGCCTGGTTCCAGCCAAAGGAGGTGGGAAGTGAGCTTCGAAAAGTCTGTTGTCGATCACGCGCTTGTTGTCGCTTTGGGGATCCTCCTCCTGCTGTTCGCTTTTGCCGGCTTTGTCATTTCGGCTCGTGCTCAGTCTATCGAGATTGGGCCAGGCGGCGTTGCGGTAAGTCCTGGCCGCGAGCGCGGCTGGGGCGGGCAGTGCGAGGAACTGCGGCGCGCTTGCGAATACAAGGAAGAGCGCGGCGAGGAAGGTTACGGCAACTGCCGTCGCTATCGCCGCTTCTGCCAAGGCAGGTAATCAAATAGGAGAAAGTTGATGGTGCTTCGTCATGTTGTAATTCGTGGAGTGGCCGAGATCGGTGACGTGGCCGGCTCGGTCGATCCCGGCTTTGGGCGCCCTGGCTTTGGCGGTCATCCCGATCAGGGCCTTCCCGGCTACGGCCATCCCGATCAGGATTTGCCTGGCTACGGACATCCCGATCAGGGTTTGCCTGGTCACGGTCATCCCGATCACGATCTTCCCGGCAGGCGCCCGCGTCCCGATCAGGGCCTGCCCGGCTACGGTCATCCGGATCAAGGATTGCCTGGCTACGGTCATCCCGACAACAGCCTGCCCGGCTTGCCGGTTTATCCCTCACAGGGTCCAATTCTTCCGGCCCCTCCCGGCCATCCTATTCCCGTGCCGCGCATTCCCGTGGTGCAAGCCATCGCGCTGCCTGAAGGCGAAACGCTGCCGACTGGCGCGCCCCATCGCCCCGGCAGGATTTGCGTGGTGGTTGACGGCGAAACCAAGGCGGTTGGCTGGCTGCAGGGTTCGGATGATCTTCCGGTCGCAGAGCCGAAAGGCGATGCGCCTGTGCCTGGCGGTCATTGGGTCGCGGTCGAAGCCTTCCCGCAGGCGCGACCGAAAAAGTGCCCCGATGGCGGCGAAGGCGTCGGCAAGACTGGTTTTGCCTGGGTGTTTGAGGTGAAGGCCGACTGGGGAACCCAGCCGACGCCGGTCTGAAAACACAGAGGGCCGCTTCCAGTACATCCGTGGAAGCGGCCCTCATACCCTCGGTCGTCACCTTGAGCTTGTCTTACATCAGGAACAAATCAGGTTCAAGCCCTAATGCAGACTTTCAAAAGCGTTTTTGCCGAAGAACTGAAGAAGCTCCTGCGCGAGCAGATCGAAGCTCAAAAGAACGACCTCGCATACGGCGCCAGCATGACGACCTTCGAAGCCTATCGCGAGGCGGTTGGCGTCATACGCGGCCTCAACAACGCCATCGACACCGTCGATGAGGCCGAGCAGAAGGCCAACGACCGCGAGCGCGGCCTCTAAATCCTATTGTCAGCGCACTGACAGTGTGCGAGTAATTGCGTGTCACAGGAGACGCGCATGGCCTTTGCCGAAATGCAACATGAACTGGAACCTCGCCTGAAGCTTCTGGATGAGCTTGGTGATCTGTCAGGGGTCGAACTTTTCCACAATCAGTTGCTGGTCGCGGTCTACATCAGGCCCGAAAAGACCAAGAGCGGCCTGTTCCTGGCCCAGCAGACCCTCAACGAGGATCGTTTCCAGTCCAAACTGGGCCTCGTCGTCAAGAAAGGCCCCCAGGCTTTCATCAGCGGCGGCGAATGGCAGTTCCCTGACATCGAACTGCATGACTGGATCCTGTTTCGCCCCTCGGATGGCTGGAACATCACCGTCAGCGGCGTTCTGTGCCGCATCCTGACCGATACGGCTGTCAAGGGGCGCATCAGCAGCCCCGATCTCATTTGGTGAGCGACATGGCGAAAGATCCGAATAGCATCCCGGCCTTCGATCCGAACACCGATTGGGAGCATGGCGGCAAGGAAGAGCGCGATCCGCTGGTCGAACTGCGGGCGCAACTCGACCGCGAGCGCGCCGCGCGCATCGAGGCGGAACGCCGCGCCAACGAATACGCGACCACCGCACACGGCGCGCAGGTCGAAGTGGCCGACAACGAGCTTAAACTGGTGATCAGCGCCATCGAGCGGGTCAAGGAGCACACCAACGCCCTGAAGGCCGCTTACGCTGAAGCGATGCGCAATGGCGATTTTGACAACGCCGCTGAATTTCAGTCGCAGCTTGGCGACAATTCGGCCCGCCTGCTGCAGCTTGAAAACGGCAAGGCGTCAATGGAGGCGCAGCCGGCGCCGGCGCCGCCGCAGCCGATCAAGACGATCATCGATCCCGTCGAGGAATTGGCGAGCCAGTTGACGGCGAAATCCGCCGCCTGGGTCCGCGCGCATCCGGAATGCGCCCGCGACAAGAAGCTTTACGCCAAGATGGTCGCCGCCCACAACATCACGGTCGCTCGCGACATCGATCCCGACACGGACGATTATTTTCGCTCGGTCGAGGCGCTCGTCTACGACAGGCCCGCAGGCCAAGATTTGGACACCGGCGCCGACGATCCGCAGGCCATGTCCGCCAAGGCGGCGCCGCAGCGTGAATCGGCCCCGCCGGCTGCGCCTGTCAGCCGTGGGTCGAGCGGCAGGAGCGCCGTGCTGACGCCGCTTGAGCGCGAATACGCCGAGATCTCTGGCATGTCCGAGCAGGAATACGCCAAGGCCAAAGAGGAAATGCGCAAAGCTGGGCGCATGCATTGAGGAAAAGATAATGGTCAACCGTCCGCCTCCGCAGCGTTTCACCACCCAAGAGCCGAGAGTTGAAGAGGCCATGCAGGCGCCTTCTTTCATTGAGCGCCCGCCGCTTCGCCAGCCGGTCGAAACCTCGATGGACCGCGCCGCCCGGCGCACCTTGGAATTGCGCGGCCACTTCACTAACGGCGTTCTCGACGAGGGCGCCGATGAATTTTACATCAACCCCGCGATCATTCCGGAAGGGTGGTCATACGAGTGGAAGCTGTTCTCGATCCTCAACGAAGAGCAGTCGTCCTATCAGGTCACTCTGGCCCGCACGGGCTGGGAGCCGGTGCCGTCGGATCGACATCCCGAATTGATGCCTCGCGGCACTAAGGAAAAGACTGTAATGCGGCGCGGCATGCAGCTTATGGAGCGCCCGCTCGAAATCACGCTGGAGGCCAAGCAGCTTGAGCGCGACAAGGCCCGCCGCCAGGTTCGCATCAAGGAAGAGCAGCTTACTGCGGCGCCTCCGGGCCAGTTTGGGCGCGACAACAAGGGTGAACCCTTGACCCGTCTCGGCAAGACTTACGAGGCCATGCCGGTGCCAAATAATTGACGGCGCTTGACGGCGCCGTATTTTTGGATGTACAAAACGTGTACTCGCTTCTCCCCGCTGTGAGAAGCCGTATTTTTCGGACCTCCCCTAGCCCCCGGTGTGGCATAGCAGGTCTTCCTTGAAAGAGGAGGGTGAGCTATGGCCAATATCAATGCGCCTTTCGGGTTCCGGCAGGTCCAGGGTCTGGGCAGCGCCCCGACTTATGAGCACGTCGAAGTCGTCGTCAACTACAACACCGGCGCCATCTACGAAGGCGACCCCGTGGTTCCGCTTGCTGACGGCACCGTCGGCCCCGCCACGCAGACCCTGGCCGTGCTGGCTTCCGGCATCGCCGGCATCTTCAAGGGCTGCAAATATCTTTCCGTTTCGCAGAAGCGCACCGTCTGGTCAAACTACTGGCCCGGCAGCGATGTCGCGTCTGGCAATTCGGTCACCGCTCAGATCATCAATGATCCGAACGCCCATTTCATTGCGCAGTCCGACGCCACCGGCCTCGGTCTGGCCGATGTCAATGCGCTGATCGGCATCAACATGGGCGTCCCGAATCCGGCCAACGGCTTCTCCGGAGCCTTCCTCGACACCACGACGCTCGGCACCGCGCTCGATCCGTTTATCATTGTGAGGATCCACCAGCAGCCCGCTGGCTCCCCCGGCACCTTCGTGCCGAGCGATGCGACGACCAAGCCCTATGACTGGGCCATCGTTCGCTTCAATAACGTCGTCACCCGTGGCCTCACCGGCATCTGATCCGGCCATCACAAAGGAGTAACCCGTCATGGCCGTCAATCTTAGCGCCATCAAAGACCTTCTGCTCCCCGGCCTCCGTGGGATCGAGGGCAAGTACGAGATGATCCCGTCTCAGTACGACAAGATCTTTACCAAGCACAACTCAAAGATGGCGCTGGAGCGCACGGCTGAGATGCGCTACCTGGGCCTCGCCGCCCTCAAGACTGAAGGCGGGCAGACCCAGTTCGACAACGGCGCCGGCGAGCGTTACGTCTACAACCAGGAGCACGTCGAGATTGGCCTGGGATATGCGATGACCCGCAAGGCCATCGACGACAACCTCTACAAGACCCAGTTCCATCCCTCCAACCTCGGCCTGATCGAATCCTTCCAGCAAACGAAGGAAATCTACGGCGCCAACGTCCTGAATACGGCCCAGGCCTATAATCAGACAATCGGCGGCGACGGCAAGGCGCTCTGCGCGGTCGATCATCCCATCGACAGCGGCCTCGTCGGCAACACGCCGGCGGTGCAAGTCGATCTCGGTGAATCGACCCTGCTCAACGCCATGATCGGCGTCCGGACCAACTTCAAGGACCAGGCGGGTTTGAAAGTTTTCGCTCGCGCGCGGAAGCTTATCATCCCGCCGCAATTGGAACCGGTAGCAATTCGTCTTCTCAAGACAGAATTGCGGCCAGGCACGGCAGACAACGACGTCAATGCCATCCTCTCGACTTCGGGTGGACTGTCTGAAAGCTTCATGGTCAATGACTTCTTGACCTCGCCCTTCGCCTGGTTCCTTCTGACAAATATCGATGGTCTTTCCTTCATGGAAAGAATAAAGTTCGAAACGGATATGCAAGTCGATTTTGTGACCGATAACCTGCTCGTGAAAGGTTACGAGCGGTATTCGTTCGGTTACTACAACTGGCGAGCAGTCTACGGCAACTTCCCGACCTCGTAATACTGGCTCAGAAGGAGAAAGCACATGGGTGCGACACACTTCACGGGGCCGGTTATCGTAGGCGACCCCGCTGTTTCTCAGGGTGAGCTTGAATTGTATCAAGACACCATGATTACGTTTGCGCAGACGCCTGCGTCTTCGACGCTCAACTTCCCGCTCAACATTCCGGCTGGCTCCACCATCATGGGGTTTGAAGTCGCCTTGCTGACATCGTGGGTTGGCCCCGCCACGGCGGTGCTCACTATCGGCACCGACACCACTACGAACAAGGCCTCGCTCGTCGGCGCGACCGATCTGAAGGCGGCGGCGCCGTTCCCGGCCATGACGCAGTCGGCGGCGAACATCGCCGCCCAGCGCGGATACACGCTGCTTGGCGTTCCCGCGCCAAATCCGTCGGCGCTCAACATCCAGATCGTCACGGGCGCGGGCGCTCCGAGTGCCGGCGCCGCGCTGGTGTCCGTCCACTACATCCAAAATCCGTCACCTTGAGGGGGCTTCGATGGGCAAGTTTGAGAAGGGCAAGAAGCCTGCTTTCGGCGGCGGCAACGAGGATGTTAAGGAAGAGGCTGAAGAGAAGGGCGGCAAGAAAAAGCGTGTAGGCGGGCCGGTTGGCGCGTCTGCTCACTCGCACGGTGGTCGAGCGGCTCGCAAGAGCGGCGGCGCCTGCGAGAGCCACCTGTTCTCGTCAGCCGCTGCGGGTACGCATGCGCCTGGGCGGAAGCTGATGTCGAAGAAGGATTGACGCCATGCGGCCAGTCACCGTCTCCGCTGCGCCTCTGGCCGCCGCCAATACGACGGCTGTTTGCGCGTCACAAGTGCCGCCGGCGGCTCCCGGCGGCGCTCTGGTCCTGACTTCATATCCGGTCGTCCTTGACCAGGCGCGCCAGCTTGCTTTCACCTCGACCGGCAGCAATGTCGCCACCACATTCACGATCAACGGCACCGACGCCTTTGGCGCCGCCCAGAGCGAAACTCTCGTCGGCGGCAATAACAGCACGGTCGTCACCACCAAAAACTACAAGACAGTCACCTCGATCACCAGTTCAGTGACGAGCGCGGGAAGTGTGATTGTCGGCACCAATTCCAGCCCGGCGATCACGTCCTCGGCGTGGGTGCGCTTCGACGATTCCGGCGATCCGGGGGTTGCGATCCAGATCAATTCGGCTGGGGCCACCAATATTTCGATCCAGCAGACCCTCGACGATCCCAACAGCCCGACCAATCCGGTTGCGCCCGCCAACGTGAGTTGGGCGCCGCATCCCGACGCCACTTTGGTCGCCGCCGCCATGGCCACTGGCGCGGTGTTGCAGGGCAACTACGCCTTCAAACCAGTCTTCGCGCGCCTCCTGCTCAACAGCGGCGCCGGAACGGCGACGGCAACTTTCTGTCAAGCTGGCGGGGCTGATTACTGATGCCTCCCCCCGGCCTATCAAACGGCCACAACAAGCTGGCCTCCCATCCTGGACTAGCCAAGCCTGGAGGCCTCGGCGGCAGTATCGGTTTGGGGCCGCTCGACGCACCGCTGCTCCGCGATCAAACCCTGACCGTCAACCTTCCTGTTTCCATAGACGAGAAGATCGGCCAGGCGCGGAACTGGGGTGATATTGCCGACAAGTTCACCATCGTCTCGATTGAGCCGCCCGTCGCCGGCGGCTATTTCAGCATCAATAAAGCAGGCGAGCTTCACGTCACGCGCCTCGGCGTTTTGCACCTCCGCAGGCGCGAGTATCGCTTGACGGTCGAAGCTGATAATGTCGTCGGGTCAGGGCGCGCGGTCATCACGATCAAGGTGGTGTAGCTGCCCCATCGTAGGGGGTTCGCATGACTTACAGCGACAAGTTCAACTTCGCCCTGGGACTTAGCGACGTCACCCTCTATGCGTTCGGTCTGTGCGGCATCAGGCGCACCGCGATTCTCCAGGAGCATATGGCCGACGCCTATATCGCGGCCAATCTCCTCCTGGCCGACTGGTCAACCAAGGGCGTTAATCTCTGGCAGGTTTCCCAGATCTCGATCATCCTGGGCCAGGATGTCGGGATCTACGATGTGCCGAACGAGGCCATCGTCATGCTCGACACCTTCGTGACGGTCGATGGCAGGGATCGCATCATGATGCCGGTCAGCCGCACCGAATATGCGAGCTACCCCAACAAGAACCAGCAGGGCGTCCCAAGCGTGTTCTGGATGGACCGCCAGCTTCCAGGGCGCGGCGGCATTCACATCTGGCCGGTGCCGGATCGCGACGGTTACGTCCTGACCTACCACTATCTGACGCAGTCGATGTCCTCGAATTTCACCAACGATCAGCAGCCTCCCGTCCCGCCAGAGTGGCTTTACGCCTTCGCTACCGGCCTGGCCGAGAAGCTGGCGATGTCCTGGGCGCCAGAGCGCCTGGCCTTTCTTTCGCCCATTGCCGAAAAGGCCTATGATACCGCCTCGCGCAGCGGCGTCGAAACCGCCCAGCAATACATCAGCCCGCAGATCGGCGGCTACTTCAGGAATTGAGGAGTGAGCCGTGGGCTACGCATCGAAGCTCGGTCGAGCCAGGATCAATTCCCGCAATCCGCAGGCGGCGGCGATCTGCGACCGATGCGGCTTCGTCTATAATCACGTCGATCTTCAATTCCAGTTCGACTGGGCCGGCGCGACGACAGTCAACAAGCAGATCTTGGTCTGCAACAATTGCCTCGATACGCCACAGCAGCAGCTTCGCGCCATCGTCATTCCCGCCGATCCGATGCCGATCAGCAACCCGCGCCCGCAGGAATATCGCGTAGCGGAGGCGAACGTGCGCGTGACGACCAATCGCTACGTGCCAGACGGCAAGACCGGCATTCCGGTTCCGGATCTCAATCCGCCGCCCACGGCGAGCGGTCAGCCTACCCAGCCCGCAGGGACGACGCGCACCACGCAAGTTAACGACACCCGCGTCACCCAGCAAACCGGCGCACCCAACGGCACTCTGAACCAGCAGCCCGGCACCGATCCGAATGCGCCTGGCAACGATGATCCGGGTCTGCCTTACCGCAACGTGGATGTTCCAAACACGGGGCCGCTCAAATAATGGCAAACATCCAGATCCCCAATCTCCCCGTCGCCGTTGCGCTGTCAGGCGACGAATCGCTCGAAATCGTGCAGGCCGGCGTTTCGGTGCGCGCCACCACCAAGCAGATGGCGCAACTGGCTGCGGTGGGAGAAGAAGGCCCGCCTGGGCCTCCTGGGCCTGTCGGCCCTCCTGGGCCAGCCAGCACGGTTCCAGGTCCGCAAGGCCCGCCAGGCACTGCCGGCAATCCTGGCGGCGCCGCCAATCAGATCCAGTACAACAACGGCGCGGGCGGCTTCGCCGGCTTCACGATGAGCGGCGATGGCACTCTGGTCGCCTCGACCGGCGCCATCACGATCACCAAGACCAATGGCGTGAATTTCGGCCCCTACGCCACGGCGACGACGCTCCCCCAGTTCAGCAGCACTGTCGCGGGCATTGTTCCGGCGTCAGGCGGCGGATCGACCAAATTCTTGTGCGCGGATCAGACTTGGGCGATTCCTCCAGGCACTGGCGGCGGGGGAACAGTCACGACCCCCGGCGGCCTCAACGGCCAGCTTCAGTATAACAATGCAGGCGCTTTCGGCGGCATATCCACGAACGGCACGGGCGTTCCGCTCGGCACGACTGGTTCAACCGGCGTCAGCCACATCACCGATGTCACCGTGACTGGAGTTGGATCTGGCACGGGAGCGAGCGTAACCCTCAATAAAACAGTGGGAAACACCAGCGCCATCTATGCCGAGACTGGCGGCGCCCTGCGCTGGCAATTGAGCCTTGGCGACAATGTGGCGGAAAGCGGCAGCAACGCAGGATCTAATTTTTCTCTTGCTCGCTTCACCGATGCGGGCGCGTGGGTGGACAACCCGATCAGCATCACTCGCTCCAATGGCGACACGACGCTGGTTCACAATCTTACGCTAGGTGGGAATGTCTACAGCAACGGCGGGCAACTCTCGGCAAGCGGCGCGAACGCCAATGTGTGGTTGAATAAGCCAGCTAGTGGAAGCGTGTGCGCGTTATACGGGGCTATGAACGGCAAGGCGCGCTGGCAAGTGACGGTTGGCGACAGCGCCGCCGAAAGCGGCAGCAACGTCGGATCTGATTTTGGCCTATACCGTTTCAACGATGCCGGGGCATACCTCGACACCTCACTCGCCATCAGTCGTTCCAGCGGCGTCGCTACATTCTCACAGCAAGTTTACGCTACTGGATTTAGGGTTGGCACAGGTACGGCTATCGCCGGCGATTCCATAGAACTCGGCAGGCCGGGGCAGAATGCGGCGGCTTTCATCGACTTTCACTCCGGTGCGAGCAGCACTGATTATGATTGCCGCATCATATCCGCTGGAGGCACGGCGTCGGCGGGTGCTGGCGCTCTTAGTCTGATTGGCGCCACTACGGGCGTAAGTGGAAATTTTAGCGTAAATGGGGCGTCAAATATTAACGCTCTGAATTGCGGTACGATTAATTCTAACAGCAGCGATTACAGGTGGGTCACTGGTGTTCAACCAAATACGCTTACGCTGTCTGATGCGTCATTCAATGGCGGTCAGTACCGTGATTTTCACATTCGTGGCGTTGATTCTGGCTACACGGTGGAAGTTCCGCTAAACGCCATATACCTCACTGCTCAAACTGTTCAGTGTGCTAATAACGTAAATGCCGCTGGCACCATCACTGGCGGAAATGTTACGGCAACCAGCACAGTTTCGGGAGCTTACGTAACTTCATCTGGAACTGTGAACGGGCAGACTGTTCAGGGAACTTATCTGTATTCGGCTGGAAATGTTAATTGCGCTGGAAACATGGGGGCCTCTGGCTCGGTTGATGGCGCTCAAGGCATCGTCGGTCGTCAAGGATCAGGCGGCGCGGCTGGACAGAATGTGTGCCAGTTCTGGGATGGCGCCCACATGAACCAGTATGTCGGCGGCACCTTCGTCGGCTACGTCCAATATATTTCCGACTACCGCGTCAAGGAGAACGTCGCGCCGCTGATGTCGGTGTGGGACCGCGTCAAGAACCTGAACCCGATCAAATACAGCCTCAAGGATTTCTCGCCAGAAGGTTTCAGGAACACGGTGGACGAGGCCGTGCCGCTGGTCATAGGCGATGAAAAGGAACGCTGGGGCTTTCTTGCGCACGAGCTTCAGGCGGTGCTGATCGAAGATGCAGCGAGCGGCGTCAAGGACATCCCTAATCACATTCAGACGCCCAACCCGTGGACAGTGATCGCGGCGTTGACCAAGACGCTGCAAGAGGCAATGGCGCGCATCGAAGACCAGGACGCCCGCATCAAAATCCTGGAGGGGGCATGAGCGCCGCAGACATCCTCAACCTTCCTGTCGCCATTGGCCTTTCAGGCGAGGAGTATATCGAGGTCGTCCAGGGCGGCACTCTCCATCGCGCCACGGTGAAGCACTTCAGCAAGCGGCTGCTGGAGGGCGAGATCCCCAATGGCGTCCTCGTGCTGGATGGCAAGGAGGGGCCGCCGGGAGGCGCGGGTCCGCCTGGTCCGCCGGGGCCTGATGGTCCGCCTGGCCCGCCGGGGCCACGGGGAGGGCAGGGTGAGCCTGGCCCGTTCGGGCCGACCTTCACGCCGATGTCTGGCGCTGTCATCCGCTCGTGGTCCGTCTACGACAACAATACGCACTTGTTCAAGGAACGCTACATTCTGGGGGCCGACTTCCAGAAGAAGAACTTCTACCCGCAACTGATGCTCGCGCCCGCCGTGTCGGCGCTCGGCAACCGGCTGCGGCTGCGGGCCAAGGTCTGGTGTGTGGGCGCCGCCCACGATTGCGCGATCAACGGCGGCATGTTCGTGAACGGCGAGAAGGCGGTGAGCGTCGCGCGCGCCTTTGCCGATTCGCCGCTGCTGTTCGACTATGAGTGCATCCCGACTGTTCTGACGCCGCAGATGTTCTCCTTCTGTATCGGCCCGTCAGACGTCGGCGTCGATTGCATTGTCAACGTGGGCCGACTGGTTCAGAGTTGCCTCGTCATCGAGGAGATCCAGGCGTGAGCAATGTCCAGATCCCGAACCTGCCCGCCGCCGGCGCCCTGACTGGCACAGAGCAATTGGAGCTTGTGCAGGCTGGCGTCTCGGTGCGCGCTACGATTGCGCAAATTGTCACTGACGCGCAAGTTCCGACAGCATCTGACACCCTGCCAGGGATGGACGGCGGGGCCTCGGCGGGCGTCGAGGTGACCTATTCGCGCGGCGATCACATCCACCCGACCGACACCTCGCGCTATGCGGCGTCGAATCCGGCGAATTATGTGACGGCGGCTGCGCTGGGGCCTTATGCCCTGATCGACAGCCAGGCGTTCACGGGGACGCCCTCGATGCCGACAGGCGCCACGGGCGTCACGCAGGCGGCGGCGGATAGTTCGACTAAGCTGGCGACCACCGCCTTCGTTAAGGCCCAGGGTTACCAGGTGGCGTCCGCGCTCGGCACGATGTCCACCCAGAACGCCAATAGTGTGGCGATCACCGGCGGCGCCATCAACGGGACGACCGTCGGGGCCACCACGCCTAGCACCGGCGCCTTCACTAATCTGTCGGCGTCGGGGACGGTGTCCGGAGCGGGGTTCACCGCGCTGCTCGCGCCCTATGCGCTGACGGCGAATGTTCCTGTTGCTTCCTCGACCAATCCCTCGATGGACGGGACGGTGGCGATTGGCGTAGGGACGACGTGGGCGCGCGCCGATCACGTCCACCCTTCCGATACTTCGCGCTATGCGGCGTCGAACCCAGCCGGCTATCAGACGGCGGCGCAAGTCACAGCTTCCCTGGGGCCTTACGCCCTGATCAATTCTCAGGTGTTCACGGGGACGCCCTCGCTGCCGACCGGCACGATTGGCGTGACGCAGGCGCCTGGCGATAGCTCGACCAAATTGGCGACCACGGCTTTCGTCGGGGCGGCGACCACCGCCTTGGGCCTCGGCACGATGGCGGCGCAGAACGCCAACAGTGTCGCGATCACGGGCGGCGCCATCAACAACACGGCGATTGGCGCGACGACGCGCAGCAGCGGCGCTTTCACCACGCTGGCGGCCAACGGCGCGGCGACCTTCACATCCTCGCTGACGGCCTCGCCAGCCAGCGCCAATGTCACTCTGTCGCCCACCGGCACCGGCACGGTCATCATCAACCCGGCGACGGCTGGCTCCATCGACAATACGGCGGTGGGCGCGACGACGCCCAGCACCGGCAAGTTTACCACGCTGTCCGCGACGTCGATCAACAGCACCCCGATTGGCCCCACGACGCCCAGCACGGGCGCCTTCACCACTTTGAGCGCCAATGGCGCGGCGACGTTTACAGGCTCGCTGACGGCCTCGCCAGCCAGCGCCAACGTCACGTTTTCACCGACCGGCACCGGCACGGTCACCATCAACCCGGCGACGCTCGGCCATGTCGATAACACGGCAGTGGGCGCGACCACGCCCAGCACGGGCGCCTTTACCAATTTGTCCGCGACCGGCACGGTGTCGGGCGCCGGCTTCACCACGCTGCTGAACCCCTATGCGCTGGTCAATTCTCAGGTGTTCACCGGGACGCCATCGTTGCCGACTGGCACCATTGGCGTGACGCAGGCGACGGCCACCAACAACACGACGTTGGCGACTACCGCCTTTGTCAAGGCGCAGGCTTATCTGACCGGCAATCAGACCATCACCCATACGGGCGACGCCACCGGATCTGGCACCACCAGCATCCCGATGACGGTCGTCCAGCTTCAGGGCAGGCCGCTCGCCGCCACCGCGCCTGCCACCGGCAACCTGATGGGCTGGAACGGCTCGACGTGGGGGCCGGTTGCGGCTGGCGCGGCGGCGGCTGGCGGCACCAACGGCCAGATCCAGTACAACAATGGCGGCGTCCTCGGCGGCTTGACGCTCAACGGCACCGGCAATCCAGTCGGCACGACCAGCCCCACCTTGGCAGGCTCGGTGGTCATCAACGGCACGGCGCTCGGCAGTGTCGCGGGCAACTCGCAGATCGTCTTCTCGCCGGGTTCAACCGACACCAATGGCGAGTCGCTGCGCACTGAAATCCAGCGCAAGTCGGCGGGATCGGATTGGAGCACCGCCGCTTGGCAGATCTACCGTCAGGTAGACAGCACCAAGATGGGCTATATCGAATTTAACAGCGGAAGCTCCAAGCCAATAGCTTTCGGTAATGGCGTCACTGAACATGCCTATTTCGACAGCGGTAAAAACCTGACCATTTTCGGCAATGTGGCGGCGACTGAAGTTTCTTACACCAATGGTGTAAACCCAGCGGTTGTTCTGAGTAAAAGCGCGTCAGGTGGCACGTCTCGCATCGTCGGCTCGATGGCGGGTAGCCCCAGATGGCAGGAAATGCTTGGAGATGCATCAGCCGAAAGTGGCAGCAATGCTGGATCAAATTATGGTCTGCAAAGATACACTGATGCTGGGGTTCTTATCGACGCGCCGTTTGCTATCAATCGCGCTTCTGGCATCGCCACGTTTTCGCAGGGGGTTGCTGCTGCGAGTTACACGGTAAATGCCTTAGCCGCTACCGATGCCGCTTTATACCTCAACAAGCCCGCATCTGGTCGAGCTTCAACTGTGTACGGCCAGATGGCTGGCTCGACTCGTTGGGGCATGAATTTTGGCGATTCTGGGGCTGAAGCCACAGGCAACGTCGGTTCTGATTTTGGCCTCGCCAGATTTGACAACACGGGCGCGTTTATCGACAACCCGCTAACTATTAACCGTGCAACTGGCGCGGTGACGCTGAACCAGACCAACTCTAGCGGTGTGCTAAACCTCACTGCAACAGCGGGCGTGTGGCCGCAGATTTCGCTCAATAAAGCGGCCAGCGGCGTGGGCGCTGTTGTAACTGGCACTAAGGCTGGCGTCGCTCGCTGGCAGGTGTCGCTGGGCGATCAGACCGCTGAAGGCACTGCCAATGCCGGGTCAAATTTCACAATATCCACTTTTTCCGATGCAGGCGCGTACGTAGGCAGTCCGTTTCTTATTGAGCGCGCCTCTGGTTACCTCCGGTTGAACGGCAACGGAGCCACTCCTACCACAGCATCCCCTGCGCCTTTTGGTCACAGTCAGGTTGTGCTCAACAAGGCTGGATCGACAAAAGCATGCAATATTGTTGGTCAAAACAATGCTTTGCCTAGATGGGAAATTGATATTGGAGACACCACCGCAGAGAGTGGCAGCAATGCCGGATCTAATTTTGGCATAGCAAGGTTCAATGATGCTGGTGCAGGCATAGACTATCCGTTCTCCATACTTCGTTCATCTGGGATTGCCACTTTTTCTAAAGCCGTAGTCGTACAAAGCTTCGACAATCTAGGTCAGCTTCGCCTTGTTGGCGGCAACTATGGCGCTGGCATACGCAATGATGGCGCAAGCTGCTACCTCTTGCAGACTGCGGTGAGCGACCAGTATGGGGCGTTCAGCACTGCCCGTCCGTTCTCGTGGAACCTGTCCAACGGCGCTGTTAATATCGATGGCGGCGCTGCTGGAACTACATTTGGCGGCGCAATATCTACATCAGGTCAAATATACACTAGCGGAAGCATAATAGGCAGCGGTATTTATGCTTCTGGCGGTCAGATGACCGTACAAACTAGCGGCGCTAACGGGTACATCAATCAATGCGACGCTTCTGGCAATGGCGGGCAGTTCAGAAACCTTACCATACGCGGGTTGGACGCTGGCTATTCTGGGCAAGTCAACTTGAGCGCGATAACCCTCGCTACGGCTCTTGTTACGTCCAACGGGATTATTGACGCTACGAATGGTTTTCGGTGCCGCCTTGGCGCTCCCGGCGGCGCGCTGGGCGCAAACGTGTTCAGCTACTTCTGGAACACCGACAACCATCTCTACGGCTCTGTGGACGCCACCAATCTGGGCTGGATCGCGTGGTCTTCCGACTACCGCATCAAGCGGGACATTGCGCCGCTGCCGTCGATGTGGGACCGCGTCAAGGCGCTGAAGCCGATCAGCTATTTCCATAAGGATTGGACGCCAGAATGGGAGGCGCCGAAAGAAAATGGCGATGCGCCCGATCCACTGTTCAGGGACGATGGCGTAGAGAACTGGGGCTTCGTCGCGCACGAGCTTCAAGAGACGCTGATCCAGAGCGCGGCGACCGGCGTCAAAGATGAAGCCGGTCTGGTGCAGGCGCCCAACCCGTGGACGGTGATCGCGACGCTGACCAAGGCGCTGCAAGAGGCAATGGCGCGCATCGAGGCGCTGGAGGCAAGGCCATGACAATCGACAGAGAGTTTTTCTTCGACGCCGTCCGCGACGAACTGTTCAGCGGCGGGATGGCGCAGTCTCAGGTGGACGGCATGAACAATCTGCTCAACATCTGGGAAGCCGACTATGCCGCCGCCAACCCGCGCGACGGCAAGATGTGGCTGTCCTACGGGCTGGCGACCGTGTACCACGAGAGCGCGCAGACCATGCAGCCCATCGAGGAGTATGGCAAGGGCGAGGGCCACAGCTACGCCGACCCGGACGGCCCCTACGGCCAGTCCTATTACGGGCGCGGCCACGTCCAGTTGACGTGGTTCGAAAACTACGAAAAGGGCGAGGCTGTCTTCAAGGAAAAATTCGACCGCAATGTGCCGATGGTCAAATACCCGCACCGCATGCTCGAGGAAGAGACGTCGGCGGTGATCCTGTTCGAAGGCATGATCGACGGCTGGTTTACCGGCGTCGGCCTGCCCGACTTCTTCAGCGCCGAAGAGGGCGAGGAAGATCCCTACAACGCCCGCAAGATCATCAACGGCCTCGACAAGGCCTCGACCATCGAGGGCTATTATTGGGTGTTCAAAGAGGCGATTCGAGATGCGGAAAGCAGTGTTTAATGGATCGGTCATCGTCGCCGTCCTGACTGCCGCAGCCAACGGCTCCATCGAGTGGCCGGGGGTTCTCGTCACGCCTGAACATATCGTGCAGATCCAGAAGGTGCTGTTCGCCGCGCTCAGTATTTGGGCGGTCGCATTGCCATTCATCTTGAAGGCGAGCAATGCTATTGATGATGCTGCCGTTAAAAAGGGACCGCCGTCATGACGGGGATCAGCGAACCGCTCACCTATAACAGCTACGTCTCTGCCATCGCGACCCTTGCTGTCGTCCCGACGCAGGGAGACAGCGGTGGCGTGATGCATTTCACCGAGCCGAATCTCGATGGCGTCGTCCCACAGATGCTGAATTACGCGGAGCTTCGCATCCAGCGCGACCTTAATCACCTGGCGTCGCAGAAAATGCGCTCCTACGCGCTGGCGGATGGCTCCTGGGAATTGGACATACCCTTCGATGATCTCGTCACCGTCCAAAACATCACTCTCGCGGGGGTGACCGACACCACTGTTTTCTCCGCATTGACGCCGGTGTCGAAAGAGTTTTGGCAAACCGTTTACATTGATCCCGACTATACCGCCGTCCCGAAATATTTCACGCCTGTCGGCGGCGAGTTAAATCCGGCGGGCGCCACATATCACATTTACTCCATTATGCCGAAGCCAGATCAGCCGTATAAGGCTTATGTCACAGGCACCGCGCGCATGCCCTCGCTGTACATGAAAAAGAACTCTGAGCCTAACAGCGGAACAACCTTCATTTCGAGCCAGATGCCTGATCTTTTGCTGATGGCGAGCATGGTGTTTTTGAGCGCGTACCAGCGCAACTTTAGCTCGGCAGGCTCCGATCCGCAGATGCCGATCAATTACGAGACGCAATACCAGACCCTGCTGAAGGGCGCGATGGTGGAGGAAATGCGGCGCCGCTTCTTGATGGTGCCAGGGTCGAGCGATGCGCCGTCGCCGGCGAATATGAAGGGCTGACCCATGCCGCACCAGGTTCTCAAAGTCCAGCCCGGCGTCAACACCAACGAGACGCCTGTCCTGAACATGGCCGGCATTTCGGAATGCGACAAAATCCGCTTCAGGCAAGATCCAGCCGGCTTGGGCCTGGTCGAGAAGCTGGGCGGCTGGACGCGCTTCTACACCGGCGTTTTCGATTACGCCGTGCGCCATCTCTTCGTGTGGCAGGAAATCGACATCGACAAGTTCGTGGCTG